GATTGCAACGTCCAACGCGAGGTCAGACGAGTTGATGAAATCCGCGTACTGTCCGCAATGTGTTTAGGCAGCTAACATCACTGTTAGTGCGCTCTCAACGTCGCCGCTGAGGTCGGATTCTATCTTCAGTCCATTATTTGGACGGTTTGGCGTATTAATCTCTACGGGTTCTCTTTCGAGTCTTCCCTCGGAATTGTCTGCTAACATAAGCAGAAGTTCTCCGATATAGCCAAATTTTTCGACCACCGTTGTGGTAATGGTCGCAACTATCTTGGTGCTTGATTCCGAGATAGGTGAGCCAACAGTGCCTTCTGCGGCCTGATTAAGGTTCGCAGCAAGCAGTGCGTAGGTGTAGACTTTTTGTTTAGGCCGTCGGTATCTCTACCGGGGCGCTCTCGTGGTCACCCGCGAGAACAGACTGTATCTTCGGTTTGATGTTGAGAAGACGAATTGCATCACACAATTTCTTGCGAAGTTGACGATTCGGAGTTCTTGGGAGACGAACAAGTTCCAAAGCAATCTTGGCCTGCGGTCTCTTAGTTCTCAAATACGGCAAAATCTGAAGTAGGAAATGTTCCCTAAGCCCCTGTGTAGTGATTTCCCAAGTATAAAATTCTTGGGTGTTGCTTTTGGCTTCTTGGGTGTGAACCCAACCGCCATAAAGCTTCACAAACAATTGGACTAAGGGACGAAAGTTGTTTCCCATTCTGAGGTGCAGCATTGGTTTTCCATCGGGAGAGAAAGCTGCTGATATGCAACCTTCGCCGTCCATGATACCGGCTGCGTATGCGTGAGTTAGTTTGTCTTCAACATTTCCGTCTAGCGTGTCAGTCGTTAGGCATTCCCTGTTTTTCATCCCCCGTATCTTGTTCATCAATTCCCCCCGTTTAAGGGGGTTTTGTTGATCTCCAAGGTCGTAGAACTCTTGCAGAACAAGAGCTTCTTCCTTTTTGATACGCAAGTACGGGAGAATGTAAGAGAGGAATTTGGGCGCGGCGTTTCTGCCATTGATGTTCCATTGGTACCAAACCTGCCCTTTCTTGGGGGTGTGTTTGGTAAAGAAGCCGCCGAATGTGGACACCAACCATTTAATCAAGGGTAGGTCCACGCTACTCAAAACGATTCGGGGCTGATAAGGAGTTGCCTTTCCATCTTTGGGCGTTGGCTTATAGATCGAAAAGCAGCCCTCGGCATCCATCAAACCGGCTGCGTAGGCTTTGGTTCGTTCTCTCATAGGGTCTTTGCTCGGTATTGTCTTTATTTGACTGCAATTACATTCTACCACACCTAGTAGAAAAAGTCAAAAGAGTTTCACCGATTTAGCTAGATTTTAATTCAGCACTATATACAACAATACTGAATCTGGTTACCTTGCCGCAACGGCAGCGGACGCTGCTTGGTCATGGAAAGGAAGGGAGTTTGCGCCTTCAGGTTAGGAACCGCTTCGCGCTCGTAGTGGATAGCCACGAGGTTAGGCAGAGCGCCCGAAGTAACAATTGATGCTGGAGAATAACTCATTTTGAGTCATCCTTTTAGGTTATTTAAGAGCGCCGGGCCTTTGCTTTAAGTCTGAGAGAGGCTCTCAGCAATTCGCTGAGTTGACTATCAGACATATTCTCCAGGTCCTCGTCTGTGGGCGCAGTCGGATTTTGAGGCTGTGCGACAGGTGTTATATCGCTTGCCTGAATTCCTAGTGCCGCTCGCGGGCGCGTCTCCGTCTTCACAATCCGTGGAGCAGAAGTCGCTGGCGCAGGTTGAGGTGCCGGTGTTACTGATGGAACCTCTACCGGCGGAGGTGGTTTGGGAAGTCTTGGCTTGACTAACAAATCATCGTCAGTCAGGTCCTGATAGGCTTCCTCAAGAGTTTCGACAGTGTAATTACCGGTGGACCAAATCTCAGAGAATATCTCCTGAGAGTTGGCTTCGGTAGCGTTCTTGCCGAGTTTAAACTTGGCCAACCACTTAATCAGTGATTGGAAATTCTTGTTGTCTGAATCCGGGTAGTAGTCCGGATTTCTTTGAAGGAACTCGCGGCTAACCGCCTCGGTTTCGAGGCTCATGTTAGCCTGGTCGCCCTTCTGTGCCTTGGATACCAAATCCTCAAGGGTGAGTCCCGTCCGCTTCTTGATAAGCGCATCGAGCGCGGCGGCGGGGTCCGACTCCTGTAAGGTTTTGATTTCGAAGATTTCGTCCGCCGTTAGTTGCCTGACCGATGCCTGCGGTACTTGTTGAACCGGCTTCGGGGGGGCCGCTGCGGTCAGCTTGACCTTCTTGTTCAACTCCCGAATCTTCTTAGTGGCTTCGAGCTTGCCCTTCAGGGCGTTGACTAATAGCTCGTCTTTGTTCTTACCCCAGAAGACCTCGGGGTTGGCTCCGGTCCCAGGATCGAGTACGGCTTTCCACTGTCCCTTTTCCCGGGTGCGGGTAATCGTCGCCCCTTCCCCAACATCGAAGACCTCGGGGCCCTCGGGTTCGGGCGCGGTCTCGACCGGAACTACGGAGGTGGGCGGAGTTTCAACTTCCTCGTCGCTCGGTGCCGGAGGCCCGGTGATGATCTCGGGCTGAAGAACCGGGTGCTCATCCAACAACAGGTCCGGGTCAAGTTCGTCTGCTTTGGTCATGCCGAAATCTACTGTTCCGGCGAAAGGGTCTGGCGATCCATCAGCGTTCAGAAGCCATTGGTCAATTACAGGGGTTTTTGCCATTACATTCTCCTACTCACAATCCGTGAGAGCGGGTTTGGTTTGTGATGTTTAATTCTTCGGTACTAGGGTTATCTTATACCCCAAGGGATCGATCAATTTGTCCCATCGCCGCTTTTACGTCCAGCGACTTGCGGACGCCAAAAATATATGCCTTGAGTTCTTCCGAAGGATTGATCGTCGCGTTGACTGCGTTCGCAATATCCTGTTGGAAGTAGTTGAAAACGTCGTTGGTTGCTGACGCGGCGGCGTGTGCCTGAGATACGTTCGGGTCTCCCGGTGGTAGCGCGATCAGAGCATCTCGCGCTTTGTCTCGGTAGTCCTGAAGCGTCTGAACGACGATCTCCCACTCGGGGCTATTGACCAACAGTTTGAGTCTGCGGCCTTTTTCGTAGAGTTCGAGTTGCTGTTCGAGTTGGTCGTAATCCGGTTCGGGCTCGGACAACCCGTAGATGTTTTCATCCATTGTCGCCCCCGATTAACGCGTCGAGATCGACGACCCGTATGGGTTTCGGTCTTTGAGCCGGGGCTACTCGAATTTTGCCCGAGGCATTGATGATCTTTTGCAGTTCTTCGTTCGACAGGTTGTCATACTCAGTCGGTTTGTAACCTAGAGATTCGGAGTTTGGTTTTGGTTGATAGAAGCCGCCCATTATTCATCCTCCCAATCGTCCCCATCACAGGGTTCGGAGTCATCTCCTCTTTCTTTTCTACGAAGTTCTCGGACGCCCTCGAACAAGTCTTCGATTTCTTTGTCGGGGAGTGCGTCTATTCCTTCGGCAGGAATAGCGTAGGTTCCGTATTTGAGTCTTTCTTCCTCCAGTTTTGCGTAGAGTTCATCTTGCAAATAACAAGGAGCATAGTCCTCTTGTTCGGCATCACTTCCAATCCACAAACCGCTTCCTGAACCATTAAATCCGAGTCTCTGTCCGGCGGCAGATATTTGATTGAACGACTTCTTCTTGCGCCATTCTAGGTAGTCGGCGTCTTTTGGCCAGAATTGGCGTTGACAGTTTGTGCAAATTCCTACTGTTACTCCAATATCAGTAACGTGCCAAACTATGCTCGTAAGATCGATACATTGTTCACTTAGGGAGGAAGAGCCAGCACGGTGCGGGCAGTTATCTTGCTCTATCTTTTTGGCTGCTTCTATCTGCTTTCTCAGCCGACGAGAATTTTCACGGTATATACGTTCGTTCTCTAGTCTTGCAAACCAGTCAACAAATCGCTTCCAATCGATAAGGCGGTCCAGTTGATACTTAATATAACTGGAAACTATTCGAAACCACTTTTTCATTCTGACTCCTCAGCGGAAATCCTCCGCGACGGGATTCTGTTGATGGCCCACCTCCACATGATTTCGTGCTGGCGACCGTGTGCAAACATTTGATGCGCTAGCGGAATAGGAACTCCATCGTCTCCGTAGGGCCAAGCGGACTCAGGGAGAGAGACGGTTCTAAAAAGATCGTCGATCTCTATTCCCGCAGATAAACACCCGGCGCAGGCGTAGTGATAATTATCCCCCTCAGCATCTTTGGTAAGAGCGAATCTAAGGGGAATTTCTGACTCTTCTTGATTCTCTTCAACGTATGGCGGCTTCCAGGAACTTGGCTTTGCCACGGGTACTTCAAAAAATAGTTGCATCATAACTCCTCAGCGGAAATCCTCCGCGACGGGGTTGTTTAGTTGTTGTCCATTTTCCGGACAAGGCTACAGCACTGATCCGAAGCCCTGTCCGCTGGTGTTTGGTTCGCCGGTTATTTCTTCCGGCTCTACCGATTTCTTGAAGCCTTCTCTCAAAACGTCCCGAGCGGCACGAGCTATGTTCTCGTTATCGGCCTGAGTTTCCTGAGCCGCTGCTTTTTGAGCTTGAAGAGCCTGCTGTTGCTGGAACTTCTGTTGCATCATCCCGCCCTGGCTTTGCTGTTGCTGACGTTGCAAGTCCTGCGGAGTCATGGGAACGATTACGTCGTTCTGATTTTTCCATTCCGAGCTTTCGAACCACATGTGGACGATCTCGTTCACATCCACTTTCTTGCCTTCGAGGGCAAGCTGCTCCACGACAGCGGGGCTGGAGAGGAACTGGCTTAGGAGCGGAAGACCTTGAGCCATATTGCGGCGAGTAGCCATCTTACTTCCGGCCAGGATGTCAAACTTGACCCTCGCGTTCAGGATGTCGATCAGATCGTTTCCGTTCGCTGTGTACTCACTCTTTAGCTCTTCGGACATTATGAATTCCAACTGGCTTAAAGGTAACATCGACCTATTCATTTCCTGCATATCGTACAGATAGGGAATGATGACCATAGTAGCCAGTTTATCCACGAACTCTGAGATCGGGGTATTTGATCCAGCCAGAATCCCTTGTGCCCCAGCCGAACTTCTAGCTAAGTTAGAGTGACCGCTGGCCCCGGCCTGGCCCATGCTCGTAATCGGGTTGTTACCCGATACCATGTCCACACGTTGCTGGGACATACCTAGCAGTTCACCAGCCTCGGGTACCGGGGCGGACCGCATGAGCGGCTCTAGGTCTCCCTTGTTGTCAACTTCTATGATCTTACCCGGGCCAATTCTTATGCTCTGCGTCGGGATGGATTTTCCACGGACGCGCACCATCGGCATGTTCAGGTTCAGCGAGGCGTTGTCTATAACAAGATTTGTTATACCCGATTGTAGACGCTGCTCAGTTCCGATTGTGCGACCCAGCCCCATCGACCAGAACGCACCCGGAATGTCCCACCAGCCAACGGACAGGAACGGAATCTTCCCGTAGACATTCATGCCGTTGTAAATCACGGCTTTCTTCTGAAGGACTACGATGTAGGTTTTGTTGTCCCAGCGTTCGAGAACTTCCAGAGGTTTCTGTGTTGGGTCGGATGTGGTATCTTCCCAACGAGGATCGGCCTTAGCTTCCCACAACGGGTTGCGTCCGCCTTCTTCGTTTGTAGCGGCTTCTACCGGTTCTTGCGGGGGCATGAACAGGTCAAGTAGAACATCGCGTGAAGGGATATCATACCCGTCGCGGTCGCGCAGTTTGTCTAGGTCATCCCAGGTCATGTACCGGCGGCGAATGACGTACTTCGCCTTGCGGATGTTCGGGACTTGCAACCCCGGATCAACCAATACTTCTCTCAGATTTACGATGTGCTCGAAGGTGGGCCGGTCTATGACCTCTTCTATAACTTCTTCTTCTAACTCGTCGTCCGAAATAGATGTTGGCGGAGCGCCGGGAATCGTGCTCGGGACTTTGATCGTCGGATTCTTCCGCTTGATGATCTTCCGCTCGCGGGTGAACTTTTCCCAGCCCTCTTGAAACATCGCTGTTCCGTAGAGCAGGCAGTTCATCGAACCCAACCTCAACTCTTCTCTGAAATTGATGTCTTCGAGTTGATATTGAAGTAGGGCGGATACTGCACGAGCAGCTTGGGCGGTCGTTCCGCTTCTTTCCTGGATCATGAACGGCGGGTTCTCGTAGAAGAGCCCGGCCAACGCTTGCGGATTGATCCCGTTTACCGCGCAGGCAACTGTGAAGAAG